TCAGTTGGTTCATAATTACGTCTAATAGATAAAACTTGTTGACTAGCTTCTTCTACAGTAACTATGTAAGGTAATTTAATTCCTGTTGGATTTAACTCATCATCTTTATCTTCAAAACCTTCTAAGTCTAAATTAACATGACACTCTAACAAAGTATAAATATCTTCTTGCTTTCCAGTTTTTTTAGTTCCAGAAAGTTCTCGTTCTTTTTTAGTTAACTCATCGTTTTGATTTACACCTGGTGGTCCAAGTTCTACATCAGAATAAAAACCACCCACTTGTTGTTTTCGTAAATCGTTTTCAGAAATTTTTATTGTGTGGATAATTGATTCCGCATCGTCTAATGAGGTAGCCGTATACGGAACAATTAAATCCTCGGCAGGTATAAATTTACTTACCGCTCTTCCCAACAAATCGTCGTAATAAACTTTTTTAAATGTAGAACCAGCAAGTGGTAGGTGAAACAACATCTGATCAAACTCAGGTTCATACTCTTCCATCTTTTCCATTAACTCGTAATTCATGTAATCTTTTACACGTTGTGACTGTGCTTCTTTAGCTGGATCAGGTTTACCAACTATTTGTGTTCTGACTGGTCCTTCTGCTGGTAATAATTCTTTATAAGCTCCCGCTTGAAATTGTGTGACTGCTTCTGCAAGAACAGGGTGTGTTGCACCAGATGCACCTTGAAACGGTTCTGTTCTATTTTCGTATTTAAATCCTAAAAGATCTAAACCTTGTATGTAAGATTGTTCCCAATCTTTTCTTGATGTTTTATATTCTTTGTAGTTACCAACTAGTTCTAGACCAATTGGTTTTAAAACATCTTCTGGTAATAATTCTGCTAGATTATCAAAGTGTCCTGGCTGACCTTCAATATTTACTTTGCTTGGATCAAAATTTACTTCAACGCTTCCATCTTCATTTGGTGTGACCTCGACCCCAGGATCTTGAGCCTCTACGGCTTTCTCCTGTTCGATTTCTATTTCTTCTTGAGGATCAACCTCTATTGATGTTTTTACGTTTGGTAACGACTTGTCTATATCTGCCATTTATATTCTCCGGGTTTATTATCTTAACCTGTTTTAAGGGAACATTCAACCCTTGTGGGTTGGGCCCTCTTTTAGGTGGTATTGTTCTAGTCAATTTTTTTAATGTCATTTATTAATAATTGTTTTATATTTTCTGGAAAAGCCTCAACGTTGTAGCCAGCAGCTTCTAATTCAGACATTTTTAATTTATTTGGTAAAAGTTCTATAATCTCTTCAATAGAATCTAAACCATCTTCATAATCTTTCATTTTACCTTCATCATCAGGTTTAACTGTAGATTCTTCATATTCATCGGCCGTTCTATAATACTTACCATCTTTTCCTAAAACAGTTTGTCCTGGTTTATAGGTAATAAGCTCATCTGAAACAACACCTTCTATCACGTCATCACCTACGCTCATACCGTCTTCTTTTATTTTTTGAATAGTAATTTCTCCTGTTGTCATATTTTCTTTCATAACATAATCCTGAAATTGCATATTGTTTTCGACTCTTGGATCAAACTCAGCATCAAGTTGTTTACCACTTCTTTTGATTTTTTCTACTAATTGAAAAAAATATGGAGGTACTCCACCACTTGTTGCTTTTTCTGCAACTTTCTCTGCAACCTTTGTAGTCTTTGCAATTTCATCTCCAAAGCCTAACAGCTTTGCTAAAATTACAGTTGCACCAGCACCAGTGACTTTTAAAAAATCTCTTCGATCCATTCCTCGTTGTTCTAATACTTCATCAACTTCTTTTATTAAAAGTTTTTTAGTCACGTTATTAACAGGTAGATTTCTATTTTTTGCAAAAGCTTTTAATAATTTAAGACCAGGAAATATTGGAGCAGTGACCTCGGCCCCAAGACCAAGCGTATCTGCTAAAACTTTTGGACCAGCCGTAGAGCCTCTTTCAATTTGTTTTTTTTCTTCTGTCTTAATTAGTTTATCAAGACCAACTTTTTTCTCTAATGTTGTTGGTGTTATGTTTTGCAAAAACTCTGAGAATATTCCTGTGCCTCTGATGTTAGATGGTAAGATCTCATCATAGTCTTGTATGTATCTTGAGTCTGGGTTATCTCTAACTTTAAACACACCTTTTTGCATTGCATCAGCTATTAGTTTTCCTGTTGCAGGAAGAATTCTTGCACCAAACTCGCCAATACGAAGACCTGATCGAATTAACACATCTGCGTAGTATGGATAGTTTCTAGGATCTATAATATCATTAAATATCTCTATTGGATTATTTGTTTCTTTGTATGTTGATATTTCTGGAATTTCAGTATCTGGATTCATGAAAAAATACTCTAGCTCTGTTGCAAAATTTTCATCAGCTCCTGCTGCACCACCGTTGCCAAAGTTAGATCTTGGTAGTGGAGTAATGTTAACACCACCACCTTTTTTAAATCGAGGTAAAACTTGACCCTCAAAGTAATCGGTAAGAACTTTTAAATCTGATTTATCATCAACAATTTGATTTAATGCATCTAAAAACGATTCTGTTATTTTTAATTTTTGATCTTGTGGTTCATCTCCTACCGCACCAGACTCAAAAAGAACTTGTTTGTCAGGTGCATACAATTCAACCTTACCAGTTTCATAATCAAATATTGCTCCATGCAATCCACCTGTTTTCATTTTAGGTATGGTCAGTTTAGAATCAGGATTATCTTTTATAAAATTTTGAACTTCTTCTTTTGAGTTTCCAATAATTTTCATAATATCTAAATTTAATTTAGATATTGCATTTATATCTTTTTTATTTTTTACTGCCCCTTTACCTTCATATTTATCGACGTATTTACCTAATTCTTTGTATAATGGTTTTAGTTCTGCAATTGCATTGTAAAAAGGTCCACCTTGGGCGTTTATATCTTTACTTTGAAGGACTAAATCATTTTGATTAAATAATTTATCTCTGTTTCTATAAATCCAATCAAACTGTCTTTCTTTTTGTAGTGTTCCTTTTTTACCAAATTTTTTTGTAAAAAATTCTACAGGAAAAGGGTGACCACCTTCTAGTTTAGATAATTCATACTTATCATAAATAGCTCTAGTTTCATCTGGTATTTCTTTAGTCTTTTTGTAAGTATCTGTTCCGAATCTAATTCTTTTAAATCTCTCATAAAGTTTACTTCTGTTGCCTCTATTATTCTCATCTAAAAAATCATTTCTAGCTTGATTTTCTAAACTTGGTGGTGGAGCTTTTTCTACACGTTCTTTTGTGCCTTGATACACATTTAAGAAATCATTAAACTTAACAACTTTATACAAACCTTTTTTGACTGTCGGTATATTCTTATCGTTTATGTAACTTTGTATGGCTGAGCTTGATTTTGAACCCAATAAATTAGCTATCTCTGGAACACTAAAATAACCATCAAAGTTTACACCTTTATCTTTTAATGTTTCTAATCTTTTATTAAAATAATCTCCTTTTCTAATTTCAAGCATACCACTCCGAGTTACAGATAAATCTAAATCACGTGCTAATTTAGTTCTCTTATCCCTTTTAGTAGGATCCATTTCTTTTTTCTTTAACCTATTAACTGCATCTTCAATGAGAAGACTCTCTATAGCGTCATCTAAAGGATTAGGTTCTTCTGGTCCATCACCCTTTATAAGATTATTTTTATCGTCAGATTGTTTAAGATCTTTTTTGTCATCTTGGTCTTTACTAAAAAATATATCACCAAGTCTTGTACCAAATGCAGTCCCTCCAAGAACCTCTACACCTTTACGAACTGCGGGAGCAACAAAAGGCCTTGCTACGTTTATGACTGCGGGTGCATAAGCTAACGCACCAAACGCTAAATTTTGTCTAACATCATCATCATTTAACTGAAACTTATTACCAAGACTTTTGTCTTCGTCATCAATTAACGTATTATTTATGTAATCATATACGTAAGCCAACTATGCCTCCTTTTGCACCTCTAAACTGATCTCCTCTTTTTCCTGCTTGTCTTAAATAATCTCTAAGATTTTTTTTGCCACCATGATCTTGATAGTATTTAAAAGCATCCAATACTCTTCGAAGAACATCGTCTTCTAATTGTAGAATATTATCATAGAACGAACCATCTGCAAATCCAACACGTCCACCTTCTGCGTTTGGTTCTTTGTCTGTAACATCAAAATCAGCAAGTTCAATTTGTTGTTTAAAATCTTTATCAATATATTCTCGTAATATTTTTTGTTGTTCTTCTGCAGGAAGTGCAAGTATTTTTTCCATATCCTCATCACTTACATTAAAATCTTTTTGAAATCTATCAACGTTCAATCTAAACTTTGGTTTTGGTAATCCGTCAAGTGCTTCACCGTAAAGATCCATCTGTTGTGTTTGATCTAAATCATAAAAGTTTTTACCAAATCTTTTTTCTGCTAAATCATCTGCAACAAGTTGTGCATTATATTTTCTATCTCCAGATACAAATCCTGGTGAAGCATTGTCAACTGCTTCCTCTACGTCTGTCATTTTTTTAGTCTTAATTAAATCTTCTTTAGGTTGTGTTCCACCTATAATTGGTTTTTTTGGATCAAGAACATTTCCTTCCATATCTAAAACATTACTAGGTTTTTTGCCGTCCTCGATAATACTTTTCTCTAATTTATTCTTCTCAGCTGTTATTTTTCTGTACACCTGAAGGTTGTAATAAATATTATCTTTCTGTGTCTGTGTTAATCTAATATCAGGGTTTGTTTTTAAAAATTCTATAGTCTTATTAAACTCATTTGAAAGATCTTTTTCATAATCAGTTAGAAGTTTAAATCTTTTGTCTTTACCCACGCTTGCAATAGAGAATGGTTGAAATTGACTAGCATCTGTTAGTCTAGAGTTTACAATCATAAGACTTCCACGTTGTTCTTTAGACAATTGTTTACCTAAAAATTCTACACCCTCTTTACTACTAGCTATACCGCCTTTAGGTGTAGGCCCTTTTGTCATTAACTCTTGCAATAATTTTATTATATCATCCATTAATAATACACTCTCTTAGGTTTTGCTGTAGTTTCATCAACATAGTCCTCCGGGTGTTGTAAGAAACCACCTTGTCTAAATCGCATGAGAGCTTGTGTAGTAGAATCGACAAGGTCATCATGATCGCCATAGGGGAACGCTGCACATTCCTCAATGACTTCATCCGCAAACTTTTGTTCCGGAGCCCATATCATACCAGATTCAAACAGAGGTGCAACAGAATTGACACGAGCGTGCTTGTCGTTGCCTTTGCTAGGTGTAAAGTTTGTAACAGGTATATTCATCTTTCTTAACTCGTATGTCAGTGGCAGACCACTTGCTTTAGACTCAACTATGACTGTTTCAGGTTTCCAATACTCGTATTGTTCAAGAGCCAAGCGTCTTAGCTCAGGGAACTCGTACCTACCTTTGACAGCATCAACTAATATTAGATTAGCACCTGAGTCTTCATTAGGATAAAATACACCCCACGTTGTAATAGCAGAATAATCTGCTGTTTCTTTTTTTAAAAAAGCTGTATCATAACTTTGTATAACGTGATGTAGTTGTGGTATCTCTTCACCTTTATAAGTTCGCCACCACTCACGTTTTAATATTGCACCCTCTTCTGCTGTCGGATTCTGCATCCACTGTGCATTCCATTTACCCGTGGGCAGTGTTGCTTGTACCTTTTCTAGTTCATCTAACTTCCAATACTCAGGCCATACAGGCTTTTGGTTCTTTGATCCGTGTTCCATGATTGCTGGAAATTCGACCACGTGCCACTGATCAGCTTTAGGTTCACTCTGGTTCTTGACCAACATACCTGTTAGATCTTTTGTGGTCCAACGAGTCATGACTAATACGATCTTACCGCCTGGTTGTAAACGCTGCCTAGGACCTGATGTATACCATTCGTAAGCAGACTCCATTGCTGTAGGGGACATTGCATCTTGCTCAGAATGTGGGTCGTCAATGATTAGTAGGTCCGCTCCTCTACCTGTTATCGCACCACCAACACCGGCTGCGAAGTATTCACCACCTTGTTCGGTTTCCCAACGTCCTGCTGCTTTACTATCTTCTTGTAATCTCGTTTTAAAAATTTTACCGTAGTCTTCTCTATCAATTAAATTTTTTGCTTTACGACCAAATCTTATTGCGAGTTCTGCCGTGTGCGTTGCTTGTATAATCTTTAATTTTGGATCACGGCCCACCATCCATGCTGGTAGCAAGTATGATGCAAATTCTGATTTTGTATGCCTTGGAGGCATATTAATGATCAATCGGTTTATTTCACCCGACGCTAATTTATTAAATTTATCTGCGATGTGTCTGTGATGGGACCCCTCTACAAAGTCAGGCCACACACATTTGACAAAAGACAAGAAATCATTCTTTGCTTTATTCTGTATCTTTTTTTCAGCAAGCAAAAGTTGCATCTG